GGCATCCTAATTTATATCCAGTTGTTAAGGCGCAAGGCATATCTATATCGTTTAGTTATTGACAAAAGAAAAGAAGCGGGGAGGGTTGCCCCTCCCCACGTCATCAGCCTGCAGGTGTAGTCGCGTTCGACGCTTTATACAACACCATCTGCTCCGGGAAGGCGAACTGCACGCCGTACTTAAACGCGGCTTGGAAGCGCACTTGGTCATTGTCGTAGGATGCCCAGATGCGGAAGGTGTCCTCATCGCTCAACAAGTCTGTGCCGTAGTACAGGTTCTCAAGCGAAGTAGCAACGATCCTGCGCGTGTTGTTCATACCGTTGACCGCAACGACTTTCAGGTTCGTGCCGGGGAAAAACATCTCACCACCACCAAGCTGTCCAAGGTCGCCTTGGAATAGGTTAACGCTGACCAGCTTATTAGCTAACAAGCGATACACGTCCCATCCGCAAAAGGCAACAAGGTCAGGCCTGCTCACGATCGCGACGGGGATGTTTTGGTAAACGTTCTCAAACGCTGAAACGATAGTCGCGTCGCTAAATGCAGCACCGGCCAAGGATGACACAATAGAGGCTGATGCCGTGGTCTTCTCCATCAGGTGAAGCAATCCTACGGTCTTGTTCAAAGTCGCGTCACCGCTTATTGATGCAGACGAGCCTGTCCATCCAGAAGCACCTGTTGCCGATGTCGACTGCCAAATTGCAGTTTCGATGTTAGCGGCAATCTTCTTAGCCTTCTGCGTCGCAAACGCCTGCTCAAACGGCACGCCTTCGTAGTTGCTGCCTTGAGAAAGCTGGGTGGCAAGCCACTTTGTTTCCAACTCGCGAGGGCACAACTCCTCCTGCACCTTCACACGCGCAACGCTGATAACGCGCTGGCTGAATGAGGTTGTGCCGTTGGCTACCCACGCGCACGCTGTAGCCGATTGAAACACGGCGTCGGTGTCCATAAGGTTTAACGCCTCTTGATTTTTTACGCCCACGCGTTTCTGCATCAGCGTCTGCGTTTTCGCGTCGAAAACGGCAGTGGTCAGCAACGGGAGCTTGTTCTGCTCAACGTAGTCGGTTAGTCCTCCAATTGAAAATGACATAGTTTATTTTTTAAGGGTTTTTAGGGTTTCATTCAATTCTGCAAGTCGGCTGGCGCGGCTCATCTTCACCGATTCAACGACCGCGTCACTTGCTCTTTTCTTTGGCGCAGCGGTAGGCATTTGCGCCAACGCTGACAGTGCCGTGTCAATAGTGCTGAACCTTGCGGCGTTAGCTTCGACCTCTCCGCCCATCTTCGCCATTATCTCTTCAACCTTTGCGGCCAAGGCAGCGATAGCCGCCTCCATAGCTTGCATACGCTCTTCATGCGGATCGGCGGGTGCGCCTTCGCCTTCGGGTGCTACTTCAATCTCTACCTCTTGCGCCTCAACAGCTTCGGGTGCAGCTGGTGCCGGTGCAGCGTCGCCGATCTCGACGATCTTGCCGCCTTCGGTAGTCACAACGCCAACTTCGGGGATTGAGTGCGCGCCATCAGGCGCAGGCAGCAGTCCTTCTTCGGTCACGACGTAGACCAACGTGCCAACGGCTAACTCGCCATCCACGCGGATCATCGTGCCATCTTCAAGCTTGTAGTCGCTGAACGCCAACGGCGCTGCGGCTGGTGCCGGCGCAGCGGAGAAGCTACGCAGCACGCGGGTTAACTCTGAAATTCGATCTGATAGGTTCATAGTGTTAAATATCGTTGGGTTTGATAGTATGCAAAAAACTCTCAAAGGCTTGAGCAAACTCCGCTATCGCCACCTCTATCTCCGTGTCCGTTGGCTGCATGCCGAAGTAGCCTTCAATGCTGAACCCTGTGAACTGGTCGCGATCTTCCCAGACTTTGTCGTTCTCAACTTTGAACGACCCGAACCAGCTGCCATCCTTCGCATCCTCGTAGCCCTTGGGTGGGTTGATGCCGCGCTCCCTGTCGATCAGGTAGCTTTCGAACATATAGACGCCATCAATGGCGGTGCTATGTTCAGCGTTGACATTGTGCTGATTCCCCTGCTTGAAATACTTCTGCACCATCTTGCGGATCGTTTCCTTCTGAAATATTACGAAATACTCGCCACGCGTTTTGTCGCGGCGTATGATCGGAGTGTCGGCAAGCATCAGCGGTCCTGTCAAGACGCGTTTCTCGCCGGTTTCGGTGAAACGCATCTTCTCCTTGCTGAAAGCCTGAAATGGCCGCTCAATAGCGGGTGATTCAACGAGCGCGACGTAGCTGACACCTTCGTCAACTTCGTCAATAGTCATCAGGTAGACAGGTATTTCCATAGCCTTAAATATCATCAGTTCGCCAACTGTGCAAATTCGCTGATCCTCCGCAAGCGCCCTGCTACTGTGCGCACGTCACTCTCAACCACATATGCGCGCATGCCTTGACCTTGCCCTGCGCCTGCACCTTCATTTGGGTTGAGCAGCTGGCTGTTTGGGTTCATCGCCCCCGGTGCGAAGCCTCCTGTCGTTGGCGGCGCTGATGATCCGCCGCCGCCGCCCATGTCGGCAGACGATGATCCCTGAAACTGCTGATTGCTGATAGCCTTAACGCGGAGTGCTGCCGCTGCCGCTGCCGCTGCTGCCAAGATGTAACTCAACGGAGGTGGTGCTGACTTAAACGCTTTTTGCGTTGCCGTGATGCCGTCAATTATTGCCGTACCCATCGACGCCTTCTTATTGATGTCAAAAGCTCTGCGCTGTGCTTTTTCGCTCTTGCCGGAAAATAGCGTCGTTAAGTCCGCGATGCCTTGCAGCACTTGCTTCGCTTGATCTACTTTACGCTGCGCCCTCATCGCCTCCAGTGCATCGGCTTCGGCATCTGCTTTTTTCTGCTCTGCGACGCCTGTTCTCTTGATGACGACCAACTCGCGCTCTACTTGCTTGCCTTTGTCTAAAAACAACTGCAAGCCGTCAACGCCTGCGTAGATATATGACGCATCATTCTCGGCCTTCTTCTTGTTAAATGCCTCAACGGCTCGAAGGTAGTCCTCCTGATCTTTCTTCTTTTTATCCAGCGCCTGCTTGTTGATGAACACCTCGTACTGCGCACGCAATAGGTTGTGCTTGTGATATGCCTCTGCCAGCGCTTCCTCATCTTTAGCATTTTTTATCCTTTGTCGGGAAAGTTCAAATTCCTTAGCGAAGATTTGCATCTGCGATTCGCCTCTTGCCTCCATTACTTCGATTTGCCTCTCCAACTCTAAAGTCACATCTGCAACCGCTTTCTTTGGCTCAATGCCCAAGAATCGCTGCACCGCCGCCGTCAGTTTATCCCAGTTCGACACAAGCAAGCCAATGGCTACCACCGCCGCGCCGATGCCTGTCGCTATGAGCGCCAAGCGAAACGCCTTCATTGCCCCTGTGCTTGTCCCTACTGCCAACGCATAGGCACGCTGCGCCGCCGCGTTCAGGTTGACCATAAGCGCGGAGTCCTTGTTGAGCGCGTTAGCAACAGCCGTAGCACCATTGACCAATGCCAGCGCCGCCTGCACCTTCATCATCGCCTTCTGAACATCTTCGCTCTCCTCGCCGAACAACGCGGCTGCACCTTGCGCAACAGCGAAGCCGCCTGCGATGCCTTGAATTGCCGAAGTGAACGTGTCAAGCGTCCGCGTATCCGATGCCAACGCCTTGACCTGCGCGCTCGTGTCGCCGATAGCGTCCTTCAGCGATCCTGCCTCGGCAGCCATACGCCGGAACTGGTCGGTGTTCTTCTGACCTGCCGCTTCGAGGTCAAGCATCTGCTTCTGCAGGTCGCGGAGGCGTGCCTTCGCTGACTGCGTCGCCTTCTGGGTGTCGTCCTCCGCCCTGACCTTGACGGTGATCTCTTTGTCTACATCTGCCATTACTTGCCTTTTATTGGGTTGACGATTTGCGGGTAATACTCACCTTGCACCTCCGCGTTGAGGTTGTAGTTGCCAACAGGGTTGACCGACTGCGCGCTGAACTCCGCAAGGTTTAAGATGCGGCGAAGCGTCACTCGGCACATGACGTTCTGCCCAATCCTGTAGTCTTTAATCTCAAGCAGCCGCCACCTGATGCCGTGCCAGTAGACAGGAGCGCGGAAGTCCAACGTGGCAATGTCTGTGACCGTCAGCAGGAAGGTTGCCTCAACCTGCATCGCCTCTTTACTGGCAATCTCCTCGATGTAGTTCTTCCAGTACGTGTTGAATAGGTTGTTGTTCGTGTACGGCGTGAATCCTGCCTGACCATCAGGCAAGGCGAAGTAAATCTGCCTTGGCATACCAAACGCCAAGTCCTGACTTGGGTTGTATGGGTTGTCAACGTGGCCGATGTATGGCAACGTATCACCACTCACCCAGCTGCTTGCCGCTGTCTTAAAGCCATCAACCCAAAGCCACGTTTCAACGATGCCACTTGGTGACGGCTGCATCTTGACGTAGTTGTACTGCGCCAGCCTGTACCCTGTCTTCATCGTCCGTATGCTGCCGTCTGCTTCCACATCCCACGTCCTGCCCATGACGATGTTCGTGCGGTATTGCGCTGGGATGACCGTCGCCGCCTTTGTTTCGATGACCTGCTCGCCACGTCCGTAGAAGTTGTCGGTGTCATATTGCCGCGATCCGTAGCCAGTCTGCCACGTGTTGCGGTATTGCTTCGACAAAGCCTCGCCGCCATCGCGATACGCAAAGGTGAAGCGCTTGCGCAGTTCAGGATCGCCGCATACCATCGTCATCTCTTCGTTTTCGTCGGACTTCTGCGACCAATCGACGACAGGCTCGGAATAAAAGTCACCCCACGGCTCAATGTAGATGAGAGAGGGATCTTGCGGCGACTGGTAGAAGTATAAATTAAACATCTTCTGCAAATCAGCAAGGAGGTCAATCTGCAAGGTGTCGGCAGGTAGCGCCGTGCGCATGTCGATAGATTGGCCAACTCGACTAAATGTTTCCAGTAAGCTAATCTGAACTGTCGATGCGTTTAACGTCAACCCTGCCGTGTCCGAACTGACTGTAACTTTTAGCGTTTGACTTGGGCTAAGTATTAAAGTGCGATCTAAAGACAGTCCTCGTGAAAAAGCACCGATAGCTTGAGTGTATGTTATATCATCGCCATAAATGTCTTTCAATAAATTGCCGCTGCTATCTCTTGCGCTAATCACCAAAGTTGTTGTTCCGGATGCACCAGTAAATAACCCTTCAAACCTAAATTGATACTTACCTGCATATTGGCTGCTGGCCGTAAAAATGCCATTTGTGGTGTTAAACTTGCCATCGTCGCCGTTGAAGAATGGATCGCCAGTTTGGTCAAAGATGATCGTCTTTTCTTGCGCCGTATCCCATGTAACCTCTTCGCTGCCAACATAGCACTTATTCGATCCACTCGCATACGCGAAAGCGTCGCCAGCGTAAGGGATGACCATACGCTCAAACTCCTGACTGTCAAAGAAAGCCGACTGATAGCGATAGCCGTGCTGCGCGAAAATCAAGTCGACCATTTTCTTGACCCAAATGTTTGGCCGCATCAACTCAATCGGGATGAGCCTATCGAAGATTGGCGTGACTGAACTGAACAGCGGCGCAAGCGGCCCTAATGGATTGCTGACATCGTAGCAGTGGAAGTGGCCAGCCGCGTCGATAATGCCGTTCTTTTTCCATTATTC